TGGACCTACAGCATTGTGGTTAGCTAGTACACATGGCTATGATGAAATTTATATTTCTGGTTTTGATTTCCAAGGATCTGAAGGCAAATTAAACAATGTATATGCCGACACTCCTAACTATAGACGCAGCTACGAACCAGCAACTTATTTTGGAAATTGGGTAAATCAGACCGAAAAAGTCATAAGAGAGTTTAGAAAAATTAAATACTATCGAATAGTAGAAGATAAAAAAGATTTTATACCTCCTATACTAGCAGGTATAACAGAAAATTTCAGTCACGTAACTTATGATGAATTGAAAAAAGATCTACATAAGGCGATATTTAAATGATCAAAATTCATCAAAAAAGTACCATTTAATCCCGATCTTTATATTAATAGTTAAATATAACTTGACAGCCTAACCATTTTGGAGGAAAAATCATGGCAGATAAAAATCAAATCGCAGCAGTGTTAGAACACTTGCTGAACAACGAACAACAAAAAGCAGAAGAAATGTTTCACGAGTACGTAGTTGGTAAATCCCGTGAAATTTATGAAAATCTTATCGATTCTGAAATCGACGAAGAAGTCAAAGATGAAGATCTAGACGAAACAGCAGACGAAGATCTAGACGAAACAAACGAAGACGATCTAGACGAAAATTTTGAAGACATCACCGCAGAAGGCGATGATGAAACTGGCGACCTCGAAACAGACATCGCAGCACCGGGTGAAGGTGAAGAAGACGAAGAAGAGTTTGGTGGCGAAGAAGGTGAAGAAGAAGGCGAGGACGATGAGCCAGCTACTAAAGGCGATCTAAAAGACATCGTTGACGAACTAGAAGCTGCTTTCGCAAAATATGCCGGCGGTGACCATGCTGAGCCAGATGCTGATAACATGGGCGGTCCAAGCGACATGGACATGGACAACATGCCAGGCATGATGAAAGATGAATTTGATCTAGAAACAGTACGTGAATATGTTGAGAAAGTTCCAGCAGGTCACGGTGCTGAAAAGAAAGGTGCTGCTGAAAAAGCTGACAATACAAAGTCATCAGTAGCAGGTAAAAACGACATGGGCGGTACAACTGCTAACATTCTTTCTAGCAAAGAAGATAGCCCATCTTACGCTGGAGCTGGCGGTACCATTAAGGGTAACGGCCTAACAAAGCAAAAGCCACAAGATATGAATACCGGTAATGTTAACGTAGTTGGAGGCACCAACGCCAAAGCATTCTATAGCAAGAATAGCCAAGGACATGGAGCTGAAAAGAAAGGTACTGCTGAAAGTGGTGTAGATGCTACATCAATCATCCGCGGTAGCAGATAATCGGAACGATCTAGGTGAAAAACTATCTAAGAGAAAATCTGAGTTTCGACCAAGCACAGCTGGTCCTTGAAAGTACCGAAGATGATAAGGGCGGTAAAACTCTACATCTGAATGGTATCTGTATCCAAGGCGATATTAGAAACCAAAATCAGAGAGTTTACCCCTCCTCTGAAATCGCTAGGGCTGTCAAAACTGTCAATGATCAAATTGCGGGCGGTTATTCAGTTCTCGGAGAAGTAGATCACCCCGAAGACCTACGTATCAACCTAGACCGTGTCAGTCACATGATTACAAAAATGTGGATGGACGGTCCAAATGGTTACGGAAAATTAAAACTACTTCCTACTCCTATGGGACAATTAATTCAAACCATGTTGGAGAGCGGAGTAAAATTAGGCGTAAGTTCGAGGGGTTCCGGTGATGTTGATGGAGACGGCAAAGTCAAAGGTTTTGAAATTATTACCGTTGACGTTGTTGCTCAACCTTCAGCTCCTGGTGCTTATCCAACACCAGTTTATGAACACTTGATGAATCAAGCAGGTGGTTACAAGGCATTTAAAATAGCAAGGGAAGTACAAGGCGATCCAAAGGCACAGCAATACATAGCAGAGAGCCTGAAAAAGATTATTTCAGGACTCAAATAACAGTAGGAGAATCACATGCTAGACATCGTTAAGCAATTATTTGAAAACAATGTGATTTCCGAAGAAATCAAATCGGAAATTGAATCCGCTTGGAACAGCAGAATTCAAGAAACCCGTGATCAAATGACAGCAGAACTTCGTGAAGAATTCGCAGAAAAATACGAACATGATAAAACTGCCATGGTAGAAGCCGTTGATAAAATGGTTGGTGATCGTCTACAAGCTGAGCTTGCTGAGCTTGCCGAAGATCGTAATCAACTTATCGAAGCTAAAACCAAATATGCTAAAAAGATGAAAGACGATTCCGAGAAAATGAAGGAATTTGTTCTACGTCAATTAGCGGCAGAATTAAAAGAACTACACGAAGATCGTAAATCTGTAGCAGAGAATGTTTCTAAATTAGAGAGTTTCATTGTAAATGCTCTAGCTAAAGAAATTTCTGAGTTCCACACTGATAAGAAAGACCTTGTTGATACCAAGGTTAAACTTGTACGTGAGAGCAAAGAAAAATTCAATGCTGTCAAAACAGAATTTATTGCTAAGGCTTCTAAGCTAGTCGAGAACGTTGTTATCACTAAGTTAACAGCAGAAATGACACAACTTAAAGAAGACATCGAAGCTGCTCGTAAGAATGATTTTGGTCGCAGAATTTTTGAAAGCTTCGCAAGCGAATATGCTTCGAGCCATCTCAATGAGAAAAGCGAAACTGCTAAACTATTAAAAGTAGTTGAGCAAAAAGAAGCAGAACTTGAAGAAGCCGTTAAGGCAATTCAAGAAAAGGAACAGATCGTAGAATCTAAGGATCGCGAAATCCGTGTTGTAAAAGGCATGGCTCAGCGTGAAAAGATCATGAGCGAATTGTTAAATCCGTTAACTGGAGATAAGAAAACAGTTATGAGTCAACTTCTTGAGTCTGTACAGACTGAAAAGTTGAATACGGCATTTGACAAATATCTCCCAGCCGTTATGGCCGGCGAGGCTCCTAAAAAGAAGGCACTAACAGAAGGCAAGGAAGTGACAGGCAATAAAGAGGCAACTCAAATCAGCAGTCAGGAAAATACTGCTGATATTATACATATCCGCAAGCTCGCGGGACTTAAAGTTTAAGGAGAACTAATATGTCAGAACTACTCGAGTCACGCTGGCAGGAAACCAAAGAGGCACTTCTAGAAGGCCTACAAGGAACTCGTCGTTCAGTAATGGCCACTACTCTTGAAAATACCCGCAAGTATTTGTCGGAGAGTGCCACTGCTGGTGCTACTTCTGCCGGTAACGTTGCAACCCTAAATCGTGTGATCCTTCCAGTGATCAGACGTGTGATGCCTACAGTCATCGCTAATGAACTCGTTGGTGTACAACCAATGACTGGTCCAGTTGGTCAAATTCACACTCTACGTGTTCGTTACAGCGATGCTAACGATAACGTATCAGCTGGTGAAGAGGCTCTAAGCCCATTCAAGATCGCTACTAGCTACTCCGGTACTGGTACTGATCCTGCTGGTAAAGCTGCTTCTACTGCTAGCCTAGAAGGTGTGGCTGGTCGTAAGATGAGCATCCAAATCTTGAAACAAACAGTTGAAGCTAAGACACGTAAATTGTCTGCTCGCTGGACGTTTGAAGCTGCTCAAGATGCACAAGCCCAACAAGGCATTGACATCGAAGCAGAAATTATGGCTGCTTTAGCTCAAGAAATTACAGCTGAAATTGACCAAGAGGTTCTTGGCTCACTACGTACCTTAGCTGGTACAGCAGTTGAGACTTATAACCAAGCTGCCGTTTCAGGTACTGCTACATTCGTTGGTGACGAACACGCTGCTTTAGCTGTTCAAATCAACCGTGTTGCTAACTTGATCGCTCAGCGTACACGTCGTGGTGCTGGTAACTACGCAGTTGTTAGCCCATTTGCACTAACAATTCTTCAAAGTGCTACAACTTCTGCGTTCGCAAGAACAACAGAAGGTACATTCGAAGCACCTACAAACACCAAGTTTGTTGGTACATTGAACAGTGCTATGAAAGTGTATGTTGACGCATACGCAACTGACAACACAGATGTGTTGATCGGATACAAAGGTTCTAGCGAATCTGATGCTCCAGCATTCTACTGCCCATACATCCCATTGATGTCAAGCGGTGTTGTACTTGATCCAGCAACATTTGAACCAGTCGTAAGCTTCATGACACGTTATGGTTATGTTGAGTTAACAAATGCAGCTTCTTCTCTAGGTAACGCAGCTGATTACCTAGGTAAAGTTGATATTTCTACCAACTACGCTAGCGTTAAATTTAGCTAATCTAGTAAAAACATTTTATATGTTTCAAAAAGGCTCTTCGGAGCCTTTTTGTTTGACTTAAATATCGTCATGAAGGTTGAGTCAGATCAAGATTTTCCAGAACTTAGACGTCAAATAGAGATTTGGCGAAAAAAGTTTTCTATGTTTAATCATGATGTTAATCAAATTGAAAATATAATAGAGCGGCATATACAAAATTTTTCAATTGCTGGTGTTCATTATAGACAAACAAAAAGCAAAAAATATCTAGAAATAGCACAGAAAGAACTAGATGAAATTAATAGAATTATTGCTATAGCTGAAAAAATGGAACTCATGTCCTTACTCAGCCGCGGATAAATAAAGTATCTAGAGCGTACTCGCAGAGTAACTTATGCTGTAACCCGCAGCGTAGACCTAGAACGTCAAATTAAGGAGAAACAAATGGGACGTCCATTAAGAAAAGATGTACTTGGCACAGACGCCATCGGTACCCCAGCAACTACTAACACAGGTGTAAGAGTTGAAGCCTACGCAGGCGGCACAGCTTACACTGATGCTACGTACAATGCTTCAACAAATTACGCATACATTTACAAACAACGCGGTGCTAAAACTTTTGTTCTAAAAAATCAAGCTGGCACTATTTTAGGACCATGCGTACTACAGTCTGCTATTCCTGACAGTAATGGCGAGATGAGATTAAACGGATACATTGGCGGTAACGCTGCTGCTCCAACTCCAATTGCTAAGATCACAAAACGTGTAGCTACTGATTTTAGTAATAATCGTTATACTTGGATTTTAGTTAACGATTCTACTAGCGATTATATCCAACTAACCGCTATCTAATCTAGGATACGTCATGGCACAGGTTTTACAGACTAATTGCGATTATAAAATAAAAACGCAGATTGATGGCAGGATAACTCTTGACACCAATGAAGTCTTAGTCACTGGAAATTTACGAGTTGAAGGCGACTATGTAACTGTAAATGTGACAAATTTAGATATTGAAGATAACATCATCACCTTAAACAAAGGTGAAACGGGTGATGGTGTTACTGAAGGTTATGCCGGTATACAAATTGATCGAGGTTTCAGCGACGATTCTACTAGAAACCCGTTTCCAACATTTTGGTATGATGAGGCGGCAGGTACTTGGGAAATTGTAACTGTTGCTGGAGGCCTATCATCGTACACTGATAGTAATTTAAAAGTAAGAAGAATTTTAACTAATCCTTTTATAGACAATGGCGATCTTACTGTTATTGGTTCTGGATTAGGCGTAATTTCTGTTGCTGGAACAACTAACTACGAAAATCAAGTTACGCAAGACGATGATGTACCTAATAAGAAATACGTTGATGTAGCTATTTTAAATAGACAGCCAGACAACGAAATTAAAAGAGATGATACTTATGTAATAGTTCAAGACATTGACGGTGGTGCTAGTGCTATCTCTATAATGTCTATTCAATTAGCACAAATAACAGTACCGGGTGCTAATTACTCAGTTAATGATGAATTATTATTAGTAGGCGGATCGACTCGTAGAGACGGAAAAATCCGTGTTGATTCTGTTGATGTTAGCGGCGGAATATTAACGTTTACCGTTATAGATGGCGGACTGTTTGCTGGAATCCCGCCATCTATCTATAACATATCAACTAGTACCAACGGTTTAGGGTTTGGAGCTAAGTTTGATGTAGTATGGGGTGTAGAAGAAGTTGAAATTACTAATTCTGGTAACGATTACGAAACAGTTACAGTTAATTTTCAACCAGGAACTGACCTAGGAGCAGGCGTACTTACTGCTTCAGCAATAGCCGCAGTAGACTTAGATGTGTTTTCGCCCAGTTACAGAGCCATATCATCTATTACAGTCAATGATCCTGGTGAGTACGATTATGTTCCGTTAATTACATTTAGTGCTGGTGCTAACCCATCACTGACAGAAAGTCAAGTTCGTGTTGTGGTAGACGGTGTTTTATCTTCAACGTTCTACGAAAATAGAGTTAAGATACAAGATTTTGAAATTGAAGATAATGAAATTGCTAACATAATTACTGACACTAATATTAAACTTACAACATTAGGCAGTGGTAAAGTTGAAATTAACAGAGGTATTCAGTTTGAAGCACAGGCTACACCTACAGTAGCTTTAAATTATGTAGCAGGATCAACAGTAGTATACGGAAATCCCAACGACGATGTATTAGTAAGACCAACGCCCGGTGGCACTGGACTATATTTTAATAATCTAAAACAAAGTCTAAGTTGGGATCAATGGGTAACTAATAACCCAGCGGCAGAAAACACTCCTGCTAATCTTTTAACATACCCTGTTAAAAATGAACTAATAAGTAAACAAAAAGCTCTTGTAATGAGTATGCTTTTTTAAGGATCAAACATGATAGAAAATAAATTATTAACAGTTGACATTGAAACAATTTTTACAGCACCGGGCACCCCAGGAGATTTAAATTCTCAAAGTGCTGTAACAACTATGATATTCTGTAACGTTGCTGATCCAGACGACTCGACCCTAGCATTAAGTACCGGTGCCGCAGGAGGAGATACTAATATTGATGTGTATCTTGTAAAGTCCGGAGCTGCTGCCGATCCGTTGGTAAATGCTATTATTAAATCTTTAAGAATCCCAGCAGGGGAAACAGTATTCTTTGATACTGAAAGAGTTGTGTTAGGTGCCGGCGACAGTATACGTGCCCGTGCTTCTGAAAACAGCAAAGTTGTTGCTACGGTGAGTGTACTACCTGTATGAAATATCTTAAAAGTCAAAATCTTTCTAAGTATACTCCAAATGATAAAACTTTTATCATTCAATATCCTACCAACCAAGTTAATATTGAATCTAAAAGCAGTATCAAAATGCCCACTGGAGAACAGATATTTAGACCGTACTACCCCACAGAAGGTATGATACGCTATAACACAGATGCCAACAGCGGCCACGAGATCGCTGATACTGCTGTTTATTGGGATCCTACTAGACCAGTAGGATTTGAAATGTATTACGAAGGACAGTGGTATCCATTAAGAATGTCAGGACCAGCCCGGGTGCGTAAAGAAGAACTTGGAGTAGGCAACTGGGATGCAGTTTTACAACCTAATGAAGATATCAGCAAATGGTTTCCTATTAGCGGAGATCCTTTAGACTATGTTCCAGGGTTAGAACAAGGACACGACCCTTTAGATTACGTTGACAACATGATAGTCATTGTAGAAAACGTATTTCAGGTTTCGGGTACAAACTTCGATTTAATAGAATCAGACGGAATTGTTGTTGGTGTAGAAGTAGTTACGGGCGGCACAGGCTTAACTCCAAGCAGTACAACTATTCCTGTAGTTTTTAGTGCTCCGGATGTAACGGGTGTAACAGCAACAGGGTTAGGAACTACAGACGGCACTGGTGCTATTACAGAAATTAATATTACAAATCCGGGAACTGGTTACACAGGTGCTAGCACTCCAACCGTTACAGTTACGGGCGAAACTGGGCCTAGTACATACAATGTAAAGATTGCTAAACCAGGTTGGCATATTAAATTTCTTTCAGCAGTACCTGACACAAAACCAGTTATTGTTTATTTCGGGTACGATCAATAATCACTCAATCGCTCCGATAAATATCAAATAAGGGGCGTATTTTGGCAGATCTAGGTAGAATTTCCGGTCCAATGCTTAAGGCCAACCTTGAACGGTTGGGAGTGGACCTTGTCTTTGAAAATCAGTTTGGAGATAACAATCTCTATCTCGATGTAAATTCACGCAGGCTTGGTATCAATACCAATGCTATGCCTAGAGAACTTACAGTTGACGGAACTATATCCACTGTAGGGTTAATAGTTGATAATGATGCACAGTTAACTAATCTCTACCTTGACGGAGATACTGGAACTATAACCAGCTATACCGGCAATGTAACTATAAATGCCACAGGCACTTTGTTTGCTGACATTTTAGAAACTCCCAGTTTAATTTTCAATGACAACTATATTCAAGGCGTTATTAGCAATGAAAATATAGAGCTATCGCCTCACGGTACAGGTATAGTATTACTTGACGGAAATGCTACGATTGCGGGAAACATAGAAGGAAATGACGGGTTAACATTAAAGAGCAATATTACATTCGGTGATAATAATACCCTTGACACCTTAGCATTTACCGCAGAAATAATAGGCGACCTAATACCTACGTTGAATGAAGTTTATAGCATTGGTTCTTCAGATACAAAATGGAATGAATTACACACTGAGTTAATCAACGGCGAATTCTTAATCACTGAAGATATTACTTCTGTAGCTAATATTAATCCTAACGTAGCTCTTAGACCGGGAAATTCATATTACGTTAGTACATTAGGTGAAGACAGTGGTATATGGAATGACGGTACTCATCAGCTCGGCGGATTTAGAACTATCAAACATGCTTTAAGTTTTGCCACCAACGGTGACACGGTTACTATCTATCCAGGAGTATATCAAGAAACATTTCCGTTAGAAGTGCCAGCCGGTGTTACAGTCAACGGTACAGACATTAGAACTGTAATTGTTGAACCAGACTCTAGCAGTGAGTTTAAAGATTGTTTTTTACTTAATGCTGGATCAACTGTTTCAAATCTCACAGTAAGAGATTTCTTTTATAACGAAACAACCAACGAAGGGTACGGTTTTAGATTTGCTGATGGATATGATGCTTCTGAAAGATCGCCATATGTACAAAACGTAACTGTTATAACACAAGAAGTTACCGGAACATTAACACCTACTAATATCACAGTTGGCCCAGCACCCACTGGCGTGTCATTGACTAGTGATAGTGTAACTTTATCTAAAACATTTTACAGCCAAGCTCTTGTAGATTCGCTAGTAGGTCAAACCGCAGTTATTGATAGGTATCCTAATCCTCCTCTATTCTACACAGTTATATCAATTGCCACCGAACCTTTATCTCCAACAGAGTGGAGAATGACCGTTGATACAACTTTTAATCCAGCCGGTCAGCTTAAACCTATTAGCTTCTATCCAGATGTTGGAACAACACAGATCATTACAAACGATATTTGGGATACCTCAGGAAGTTCAGTTGGTGAAAAATGGGTAGCATATTTCAAAACTAATTTACCGGCTAACTTTGAAACTACTGTAGAAGCAGGGTGGACTATTAATGTAGCAGGCACAATATACATTGTTGATTATATAATTGAAGACCCAATTAATACTAATCAGTGGAGAATTTATGTAACTACATCACTAGTTGGCGGTGTTGGTATTCCGATATTTTCATCTCCTACAGGATCTGCCGCAGCACCCGCTGGTAGAGGTGCTTTAGTTGATGGTAGTGCTGTAGTGCCGCAGTCAATAACAGCCAGCATGTTATTCCATTCTGTGACATTTATAGTTCCTAACTCTGTTGGACTATACATGACTAACGGTGTTAGAGTCGAGTGGTTAAATTCATTTACATATTTTGCCAGTAAAGGTCTGTATGCTACTAACGGTAGTCTAGGAAGATTAAGCTCAGACGGATCTACTACAATCTATGGAGCAGAATTAAGGAGTATTGGCTCTGCTAATGTGTATGGCAACGTTGGTGCCGAGGGCGACGGCGACAGTGTATTGATGTATCTGATTAATCATAACTTTGCCTACATTGGCACAGGTACTAATGTCACAAATGATCCTACTACAGTTATACAAGTCAATGAAACTGTTACCCTAAACAATGCTAGAATATACTGGCAAAGTGATGACCATAATGGCAATTTCCGTGTAGGCGAAGCATTTTTTGTAGACCAAGAAACCGGACTTGTAACATTTAATGGTATTGGACAAAGTGTCAGCGGTATTAATGAAATTATTTTCTCAGATGGCACCGATATAACAATTTTAAATGCTGAAAAAATTGAAACCGGTGACGTTATATTTCAGGGTAATTTATTATCAACTGCTACAGGCGACTTAAACATTAAATCTGCGGTAGCTCCGCAAACACTACAAACTAGTAATATCGCAGGTAACCTAGATCTAACAGGAAATCTTAGCATAGATGGTACTATCAACATTGGTAATGCTGGTGCTATAGATACTGTAACATTTGCCAGCGAGGTTGATAGTGATATTATTCCTAAATATCCTAATGTTTCTTCATTAGGCTCGTCAGTACTAACTTGGAATTCTATCTGGTTAGGTAAAGCCGATTTTGGTGAGATTGTATTTGACGACAATAAAATTTATACTAAATCTAGTAACAGTGATTTAGAATTATATGCCGCAGGCACAGGAAAAGTTATCTTTGACGCATTACAAGTAGAGACAGGGTTTGATGCTATTAATATTT